GCGATAGACCGACTGGATGCCGGCGACGATGATCGGGTGCTCGGTGTCGCGGCTGCGCAGCCCGGCCGAGTACACCCCGACGCGGTGCCAGAGGTCGGGGGCCAGCGCGTGAATCTTGTCAACTGTCTGCTCGAGCAGCTCTCTTACGTGCGCCAGGATGAGAACGCGGCCATTCCAGCGCTGCACCGCGTCGCGGCAGATTGTGGCCATCACCAGTGTCTTGCCGCCGGCGGTCGGAATGACAACACAGGGGTTGTCATCGCGCGTGCGCAAGTGGTGATACACAGCCTCCACAGCTTCGCGCTGATATGGACGCAGTTGCATCATACTGCCCTGGCTGTGTTATTGTTAATTCATGTGCGAGCGCCAGATGTCTACATCGCGTGGCAACTCTTGCTTGTTGGTTAGATTGTGGATTGTCACGACTACTCGTCCGCCAGGCACAATTTGTGCGCGATAGATCAGCAGCCATACAATGCGGCTGTCGTCAGGAAATGCGCCACCGTGCTGGCACGCGTCCAGTACAGCCTTGAGTAGATTGTCGATATCGCGTCGCCGGCGATCAGGTGGATATACCTCAATGGTCATTGCCATGCGCCCGACTATCGGCGGCAAGCAGCGTGATGCAAGAATTTGCGCTACCTGCCGCCGAAATTTCCTGCCTGCGCTGCTGATCAGTGTGCGCGCACCAACACGTCGGTAATAGTGATTCACCGATGGCGGCCAAGGCAGCTCAAATGTTACCGGCGATGACATCATCGTTGCCACGGGGGTTTTCCATTTCCGCCAATTGCGCTCGGTCGCGTTGTCGTGTCTCTTTTCTCATAACCTCTGATGACATTCGTTGGTTCCCCGTTATCGTCGCGATTCTTGACGCCCACCTTGATCATCAGCGGCAGGTTGTGCAGCTCGACCGAGTCCTTCGGGGCGAGTACACCAACGGCGCGGCAGATTGCTGACAGCTCGGCGCGGGCGATTTTCACCGCCGTCGCGTCGGGGTTGTCGAGATTGAGGCGTGCCCAGAGATTGCGTCCTCGGTGCTCGCCCTCGATAATCTGGAACGTCAGCTCAAGGTACTGTCCGGTACCTTTTTTGTTGGCCTTCATTTCGCTGTCCGTGATGATCGCCACATATTTGCCTGGCGGAAGTGGCTCAAATGCGAAGCTGGGGTCCACAGTACTTGCGTCAAATCCGTTGAGATTGGCCATTGTTACTCTCCTTCCTTGCTGCTGTTGCTGACATTCGGCTGTGGCTCGCCACGCAGCAGTGCAGCATAGACACGGTAGTCCAGCGGGATTTCGTCAGGCAGATTAAGGCGATTCTTTGCTACATGCGCCGGGCGCTCTGTCGTGCGAATGATACGTTCGCCGGTTCCGATGCCCTGAACGCGTTTGCGATCGAATCCTTCACTTATTGATTTTGTGTGAACGCGATATGTAGCGAACAGCACTTCGTCGCACCATTCCTGCACCAGAGCTGAGGCCAGCTTGTGCAGTCGCGGACAGTAGCGATCGTAGGTGTCCGTTTCGGGATTAGCAAATTTCTCGATCTGCGCATGTGCGATCAGCATGACATGCATACCTCGCTCGTTGCGCAGCGCATCGAGGCCCGTCAACACTTCACGCCAGTTTGTCAGCGCAAAGACATAGCCTCTGCCGTAGGGAATGTCTTCGATTGATTCCACGTTGCGCTTTTTGCATACATCGGCCCAGATCAGCCGCTCAAGCCAGTCGCACGAGTCCACTACGACAGTCTTGTACTCATGCTGCTCGGTATATAGTTCCCCGATTGCGGCGAGTACATCGTTGTAGCTCTGCGCCAGCGGAAATCGCTCACACTCAATGTTGGCCAGGCCGTCTTCGGTCTGTATGAAGATAGGCTTTTCGGCCATCGCGCCGAATGTAGACTTTCCGATGCCGTGTGTGCCATACAGCAGCGTGCGGCGTGGGGTTTTGACGATGCCTCGTTGAATCTGTTCCAGCAGTTTCATGCGCGTCTCCTGTAGCATTTGTCCTGCATTCATCTCGACGTCTCAGTGTATTCGGGCCGGGGCCGGTACGGGGAGTCTCGGCCGCGTGGCGGGGCGAAAGGAGGAAGGGGCGGGAGTACCACGCGGTCACGCCACCCGGCCCCGGACCCGAATTTACAGACGATCAATCACGCGAAGGCCTTCGTAACGTGTAAACCAGTTTCCTGTCTCACGACATTGCCGCAGATCGCGCATCGCTTCCTCATTTTCGCGCTGCGCCTCGTTGAGTACGGCTGGCTCGATGCGCCACACGCCGCAGCGAAATGGTTCGCGCTTCTCGACGGCGATGATATGGCAGGCGATTAATTGCCAGCCGCCGGGTGTTGGAATACCTTTGCAGTTGTGCGCCCCACCAGCCGTGGCCACCAGCGCGCGGTAAAATGCCAGCTGGTGAATATATCCGAAGGCGCGCATTGCCGCTTCGAATGTGTCAAGCTCTTCTGTGGTTTTGAGGTCAACGATGCCTGTGTGGATATCCGGATTAATCCAGTCGATCCGTGCCTGGCAGCGATGACCGGCGTATTCAGTGCGCACCACGCCTTCGGCGACGCCTTCTGACAGCATCTCAGCCGCGATCGCATGTTCTTTGACTGCGGCCGCCATCTGCTCGACGAGTGCTGCCTGTGAGTCCGAGAGCACCAGCTTGTTCTGCTGCTCGGCCCATCCGGCGAAGGCTTTTGTGTTCGATCCATATGGCTGACCAGTGCGTGGGTTCACTGGTCCGCCGACAGCAAATTCGCGCTGGTATCTCTCGCGGCCTTCCAGAATCAGAGCATGCGCCGCCCGGCCAATCAGATACGCAGTCGTGTCGCGCTCAGGAATGAGGCCCAGTTCCTTCTTGCGGTACAGCAGCGGACATCGTCGGAACTCGTTCAGCGCATGAGCAGTCAGAAAATCCTTGCCTTTAGCCTGGTAGACATCGGCAGGTTCGCGGATGAGGAAACGCAGGTCTATCCTTGTCTGTTCCTCAGCAGACCGCTTGGATTGCGTGCATGTCACAGGATATGTTTTTGCATACGCCCCCTGGCCCAGCAATACCAACGGTGCGTCGTGTTGCGATATGTTTGTCATCGCGATACCCTCGCTGCGTTCGTTACTTTGACTGGTTCATCTTTCGCACAGCATATTGGCGTTAGCAGCGTGCCGCATGATGGTGAAATCCAGAGTACTTCTGTACGCGGCGCATGCTTGGTTAATGCGCCAGTACCTCGCAGTTTTGAACTTCGCGTCCGTGCGGCAGTGTGACATGCTGTGCGAATTTCAATCGTCGGCCAATCAAGGCGTTCGTACAGGTGTGTTCGATAGCCGCTGAGAATTGCCTTGCCCTTCAGTGTGAGCAGTATGTCGATCAGTTTGTTATGCTGTTCATCAGTCATCTCGTAGCGATACTTCCTGCAAGAACCTGGCGCTCTTGTCCCGTGTGGATATGGTGGATCCAGATAGAATACGGTGCCGGTGGAATCCCAGTATTGAATCACATCAACGGCATCACGGCAGTCCAGTTGCACGCTTAGCAGGCGATCGTGCCAGAATTGAAGCGACCGCAATCGACTGCGCCATGCACTGGCTGTTTTTGCTATATCGCGACTTGATACGAATGCGCGGCTCCAGTCACCACTTCTTGTGCCATTACCATTGATAGATTGACCGGCGACCACCATTGTCGCCCATGCTTTATCAATCGGGGCGATATTGTCATCACGCAGCATTTGCAGTGCACGCACGAACTCAGCGCGACTGTAGGGTGTGAATGTCAGACGGTGCGCTAGTTCCTCGAATTGCTGCTGATCCTGAAGCGCGCGGAACACACTAATGATGTTGGCGTCCAGGTCGTTCAGCACCATGACTGGATATGGCTTCGGCAGATGCCAGAACACCGATGCGGCGCCGCAGAATGGTTCGACATATACTTGTCCGCGAGGCAGAAGCGGCACAATGCGCCTGGCCAGGTGGCCCTTGCCGCCGTAGTAAGGAAACGGCGCCATCACTCGTCTTGGCTCGGGGAATTGCGCCACGAAGTCGCGCCATGTGATAACGACATCACTGTTGTTTAGCATTTGCCTTGTCTGCTATGCCTTGCTCGGCCTGGCCGGGCCTTGCTTGGCCTGGCCTGGCCGAGCCCAGCCTCGCCAGCGTTGCCAAGCTTTGCCGTGCCGCGCCACGCCCGGCCGCGCCTCGCCAAGCCGCGCCACGCCGCGCCAAGCCGCGCCAGCGTTGCCAAGCTTTGCCAGGCTCAGCCTCGCCGTGCCACACCGCGCCATGTCGGGTCTACTACCCAGTTCTGCGTGTTGCATGTTTTTGCCGTGCCTTCACGATCTCGCGACAGATCGCTTGCAACTCAACAAATTGCTCGTACCGCAGTCGCCAACTGTCTGCTTCGTTCAGCGCCTGCTTCAGCAGCCGCTCGCGCAATGTTGGCGTGCACATCACTTCGATGATGTCGCGATAGCTGTCACCAACCTGTCGATCGCTCACCAACGACACATATGCGCGAATCGGCGGCTTATCGTCCACGACCACACGCACCGCGCACCGGATAATGTGTCGTGCCTGTTCCAGGCGATATTGCTCTGCGGCCCTGCTATCATCCCACTCGAATTGCTTGTGCAGCGCAGTCTTTGGGTCGCGCGCGAACTTTACAACATCCGCTGGTCGCAGAATTCCTCGATGCCGCTTGCGGATGAGTTCCAGCTCATGCAGAATAGCCTTGGCTGTTGTCATCGCGTCTCCTTGATTGTGAACAGACCCCAACCCATTCCATTCGAATTAGCGCTATCGGGGCGTCCCGCCCCGATACCCACCTGCATGCCTGCTCGTGTCAGCAGATTCGCCACGTCAAGCAGTGTGAATTGATCGGCGTCGAAGCGCACGCGCACTACAGCTTCCCATCCTGGCTCCCATAGCGGCCGAGGACGCAGATCACAAACACCGGATTCATTGCGCACAAAGTGCTCAGCATATCGTGGCTCACCTTTTGTGATGCGCACCAGCGGTGTGCCGTCATCACGGTCAATGCCATCTGGCAACACGAAAATCGCCAGCTTGGCACGCGACATGAAGTAGCCTGTAGTCTTGCACGCAGAGATCATTGCATTGCGAAATGCCGGCGCTGGAATTCCGGCCCATCCTTCTGTCGATCGGTGTATGGCTTCTTCGTAGGCCTGCTTGAAATTCTTCGGTTCGCGCTTCTTGCCTTTTTTGCTGGTCGATCCTGCTTCCATCGCGGCTCGCAGTTCCGCGCGCGCACGCGCTGAAAACTTGTTGCCGACTAATGGTGCCGTGCCGACCACGGTGAATGATGCAACCTGAAAATTAGGTGCCGGGATGGTCAGTTGTGCTACCTGCTCTGTTCGTGCAGTCTTTTTCATGTTCCCACCTTTCTGTCGTAGGGCGCGCATACACACTGTTACAAGCCGGCTTCCTCCAGCGCAGTCTCAGCCTCTTGATGTTTCCTGATCCGTTCACGTCGCGTCAGGCGATTGCGGTGTTGCCATCGCGTCGTATCGTCCTCGGCAACCTCGTTGAAAAAGTCCTGCAACCACGCATCAGTGGTGTAGACACGGCCACCGACGCGCACATGCCGCAATCGCACCGTGTGGCCGGCGCGCGTCCGAATGCCGCATCGCGCCCATCGCCAGATTGTGCCGACACTGGGCCGCCCTGGCGTGCGCTGCGCAGCTTCACTCAGGGTAATGTAGTCATTACTCATGCCTTGGCTCCACATCATTGTGCTTCGCGGCCTGTCTTGCGATCACGAAATTCGCCGGCAAATCGCTGTAGCGAAATGCGAGAAAGCTGGAAGAACCGTCGCGGTTGTAGTGTAATGTGCCAGGTATCGCGCCCCGCGGCAATCGCAATAACTGGTTAGACCACCAGGTGCGAAATACGCGCAGGTCGAGCAACGCCCAGCATTGCAAACGTTGCTCATCCGTGTCGGCAATACCATAGAAGAGATAGTCGCCCCACCCCTCGATAATCTTTTCAAGTTCGGTCTTACCGCCTTGAGCACGATGACAACGGATCGTGAATTCGTCCGCGTATTGAATGTATTCCGAACGGCGAATTCGGCATGCAATTCGCACCGTGTTCATGTGCAATGTAATCAGGTCACTGTTGCGTTCGATATCTTCTATTTCTGGCGCGACCATCAGCAGATAGCGCCCTGCAATGGCCTTGATTTCCGGCACAAACCGATCGGACCAATGTTTGTCGTCGCGCCAATCAGTCATGTTGCTTCGTTGCCCCACGTGACAAAGCCATCAATCTGACGACGACTGAACATGTCCAGGCGTCGCCCACCAGTAACGCGGCGCACCATGTCGTAGAACAGAGCCGGCTTTTCACTGTGCTTGCCGCGAGGCGCTTCAAAGCATGTCGGAAACGCCTTCGTGTCTAAAAACTCTGGTGTTCCGCGCCGAGCATAAAGTGCGAACTCACAGTTGAATTGCGGCAGACCAACAGGTTGAAACCCGCCAGACTTATGCCAGACAAACGTGCAGACGTACTTCAGCCCCCATCGTTCCAGTAGCGTGAACGCCAGCGGTAAAAAGCGCTGAGTGGTCCATAGCCACACATGACAGTTGTCAGCGGCGGGAATGCGCAATTGCGCCAATTCGTCTTCTGTCATGATAGGGTAATCCATGCCTGTCTGATTTGGCCGGCAATCGCGCTCGATCTTCTGCATTGGCCAGGGCGGGTCGATGACAATGACATCGAATGTATCAACGAGCTGGCCAGGACTGCGGGCTGCAATGTCGGCGAGCTGGCGGGCCACCTCAGTGCGGCGAACCTGACGAATTGCATCAGCAGCGCTGCATTTGCCTTCCAGAATTTGGCGAGCTAGGTCTGGGTGAGTTTCAAGCAGCTCAGCGGCCTTGATGATCGCAGTCTTTGTCGCCCCCTGGCCGCTGACAACTTTGCGCTCAATTTCGGGATCAAGTGTCTTGGTGGTTTCAACTGCCTCAGCGAACGCGCCGTCACGACGGATCGTTCTTTCGTCAACGCCGTGTTCGCGTGCAAGCTGCTGCGCTGTCTTGCCAGAAAACTGGACATTTTGTCCGGTTTTCGGCGGTCGTCCCTGTTTCCGTTTGAGCCGGTTATATCGCCGCCCCCGCAGCAGCGCTGCCTGATCGGGAGTCAGATTGCGGCGGCCAAGCTGATTCGCGTCAATCCAGTCCGCTGCCGATTCGCGGTCAGCCAGGGCGATTTCGATTATGTTGAATGGGATTTCGTGCCGGCGGCATATTTCGTAGCGATGGTGACCGTCCAGCAGAATGTTGTGGTCGCGCCAAACGACAAGAGGATCACGACAGCCGTCGCGCAGGATGTTCTCTTCCAGGGTCCGGCGCTCATCGTCTGTCAGCGGTGGGATAAGCGCCCGTAGCTCAGGGTCGATGATGATTTCGCGTCTGGTTGCGCCGCTCGCGTTCATCGCGGGCGGTTATAAGGCTTGCAAACTGTGTTTGACGTTTGCGCAACTATTGATATGCGAGATTTGTCGGCGGAAACGCGATAAAATCATTTTGTTTTTGACGTGCCGCGTTGACGTCAAACGGGTTGTCAAGCATCGCTTGCTCGCAACAACTTGTCACGCTGTCGCAGGCGCCATGCAGCAAAGCTTTCAGGATCGATGCGACGATCGCGACCAACACCGTGCGAAACAATATGGCCCGCGTTACACGCGGCGCTGATTTTTGCCTTGGCCGCTTGGAATAGTCGTTTCTCGTCTTCAGCGTCTACCGGCACTGGCAAGTCGATCAGATGCTGACGCGCAGCCTCCGCGACAGTCAGCCCGTCAGGTTGCGACGCTGCTGATGGTGGGCGCAAGAACAATCGCGGCGGCTGGAAATCGTTGATGCCGCGAGCAGCGCAACGTGCGGCAAATGTCGCAGGCACGGGCCATGGCAGTCCTTCTGCCGTCATGGCCCAGACGATATCAATCTCAGCACGATGCCGTGGAATTTCGGCATCGGGCGGTGGTACAATAGAGTTAGCCACAAGGACCTCCTATGCAGGTTCCTGTGGTTAGGCCAGGCAGTGTGCCCCAACACACTGTCTGGCCGCCCCATGTGATAGATTTGGCGTGTGCCCGCAGCAGCCATCCCTGACCAGCGGTCGCATACTTCCGCCGCCCCCGATTGTCCGCGCGACGGGTGATTAACCGGTATGACGACGTACGGCATCGATCAAATCAGGAGTTTTGCGCGACTTGCCGTGTGGCCGGCTAAGCTGCATAGCGGATCAGATTTGCTGTGCCGTCGTCGTGTGTGCTTATGAAATGTGCACATATGCCCCTCCAGCCGAATAGCCCCACGCTGATCTGACCACCCGCCCTCTGGAAGCGGTCGGGCCGTCACCGGTACCCGCAGGTTAGCGTGGGGTTATACGTGTAGCGCGCAGGTGCGCGCCGGAAGGCGCCATGTGTCAGCACCCAGAGGTTCATGGTGCCAGCCATTTTACTCGTCTCACCTTATTTGTCAAGCCTAGTTCTGATCGACTGCGTGCCACGCTAACTGCGAGCCACTACCGCACCGCATGTCGTGCACTTCCAGACCTTGCTATGCTTGCCGCCAATGAAGAGCGCCAGGAAACAGATAGCCGGGCCGACGAAGCAGCCAATGATAGGCAACAGGAATACGACCGCGATACCCGTCGCCAACATCAGCAATGCGATGCATAGCCCCAGCGCATTCCCACTCGACAGCGTCTTGCGTTTCATCCAGCCGACGCCGCATACCTGGCATGGTAGTGATTTCACGCCGCCTAACAAACCGCGCTTCGGCGCCCGAACTGTTGTCGTTGTCATGACTATCTCTCATCCAATTTCTGCCGCAATTCGCATTGCAGCCTGTCGGTCGCGCTCCGCGTACACTGCTTCAGTCACGAGCGCTGAGCAGTGCCCCAGCAGAATGCGTGCGGCCTCAAGCCCATAGCGTTTTCGAATTTCGGTCGCATAGTTGTGTCTGAGCTGGTGAGGATGCCAACGCTCGACACCAGCCCGAACGCATGCTCGCGCTATGGCGTGACCATATGCAGTTGTCGTGTATCGCAGCCCTGGCTTTTTCGCTGGCTTGATCTTGCGATTTGTGCCCGGCTGGTTGCCGCACGAAAGCGGCGTCTTGCGCACAGCATGTCTCGCTGCGCGCCACGCGTTCATCGCTTCGGCCGGGCTGAAGCAACAGGCTGTCGTAGCGCGGCCCGCCAAGAACGGATGTAACACAGCTTGTGCCTGCGGGCCAAGATAGATTACGCGCTCATGACCACGATGAGCGGTCTTATGTTGTGCGGGCCGATATATCCAGACACGGCCGGACATATCAATGTCACACGGCCGAATCGCGCATACCTCACCAGGTCGCATGCCAGTCAACAATTGCAGGTCGATCATCGCGCGCACTTGCGCGCTGACAATGTCGCGCACCGCAACAACTGCGGCCTCCGGCGCCGGGCCAATACGCCGCTGTGCCGGCGCGCGCAGCGGCTCGATCGTCTTCAGCCGTTGATACACCTCGATTGGTACCAGCTCGTATGACGCGGCCCAACGAAACATCGCCAGGACGGCAATGGTTGCCCGACGGGCAGCATCAGTCGATACCTCATTGGCGATTGTGGCTCGCCACTCGCGCAACATGCCAGGGGTAATCTCGGCGGCGGGATGATGACCGAAGTGCTCGCGCCAACGGCGCAGCGTGCTGCGCAACATCGCGATATGACTGCTGCTGTAGTTGCGCGCACTGACCGCAGCCCAGTATTCGGCCATGACCTCTGTCACGGTGAGGCCTGCGGCAAGTATTGGTCGCGGTCCGCTCTGCGGCAGACGACGACCGACTGCTTCCCACTTGGCCAGTAGCCGGGCATACCTGGCGCGACTCTCGGGCGAATCGTATGGGCCCAGCCAGAAATCGCGGCGGGTATGAGTGACGGAATCGCGCAATGTCACGACCGCGACTTCACGCCCTCGTACAATTTTGCGGCGATACCTAGGAATTCCAGGTTTTCTTGGCATCGTGTTACATCCGTGCCGTGTGGCACACGGTACGCCTCTGTAACCGCGTTGCGCGGAGCGCGCTCCGCGCTAAAATCCCTGGTTGTTGGTCTCGTACGATAACGCCCCGCCGCTCTAACCTGCGGTGACGCCACCGCTTACGGCCAATGGAGCCGATGAGATTCGAACTCACGACCTCTTGCATGCCATGCGCTACCTCGTCGCGGCGACCTGCGTTTTTGCCGCGCCAGCCACGATGAACATCGCAGTTTTCGCATTTTTTTCGGCGGTTTGCGCTGCGTTGCGCGGAGCGCACCGCGCAACGTGGCGGGCCACGATCTCGGCGCCGAGGATCATCGTGCTGCTTCTGGCCGCGCGTTGCGCTCGGCGCGCCGCTGGTCGTCGAGCGCAAGCAAGGCGCGCATGAATCCTGC